TCTCAAGTGCAAAGCATACTTCGCTACCTATTTACAAGACCATATGGAGAAGTAGTACAAGGTATTGAAGTACTATCTAAAGGATTAAGAGAACTTGATCCAAAGATAGGAGCAGACTTTGTAGCGAAACCTGCAGACAATGCAAAAAAATAGTTCAGAACTTTTCAATATGAAAGTGTGCCTAACTGATAGCAGTCAGATTGCAATAGATCTTGATTACATTGCACCAGTAGATATAAAAACTAGCTTAGAGGCTATTGATGAAACCTTCTATGCAAATCTTTTGGCCAGTGTAATCAAGCATTGCGTTGAGAACACTAATAAATTAAACAGTGATATTAAACAGATAATAGAAAGGATATAATGAGTAACGTGGCAAGAGCTGAAGTCCCTAATAGAATGAGAAGTGTTACCCAAAAAATGGAGATTGATGGCAGAAGGATTCTGTCCATTATTGATTACACCATAAGTCCAACTGGCATGTTGCCAATGGCTATATGGGTTAAACTAAAACCTACTGAGTCTACTTTAGATAGAGAACTTAGAGCATCTGGTAAGATGACATCTTTACTTTTACAGTATGGATGTAGTTTAAAAGAAGTAGCAGAGACACTAACTAAAGATTCTGTAGTTGGTGCGGCTATAAATTATATATATAAAAACTTAGATGATATATTGTCTGGAGAGCAAGGGGATAAGGTTCCTAAATTAAATACAGATCCGTACAAAATTAAGGATGTGGGTTAGGACTTAGATCCTAATCCACCTGACATTTTTTTCAATTCGTTAGCTACTCTTTCCATCCTAGGTCTTATGCCTGGTTTACCTAAATCATTTGCATTTTTATATTCTTCATTGTTTAAAAATTCACGAGCTGCCTCTGCATATTTACCTTCATTAATAAGCTTAACAGTTTTTGGACTTTGTGCTATAGATCCTCTATAGTATTCACTAAATATTGCATCTCTTGCAGAATCAGGAAATGAATTAAAGTCTGGCATTAGATTATTAATCTCACTAACCCTTTGAGTTACATCTTTATCTAGTAAATCTTCAGCCTGTTGTTTAGTAATTTTACCCATACCATCTACATCTGGTCCATAATGCCCGTACCCTATTGTAAAATGCTCTTCTGTTTTAACAGGTTTATATTTTTCTAAACGTAATCCTTCTTCTTTTCTTATAGTTTCTTTATACATCTCTATGGACTCAGGATCATTAGGCCTTTCTTTTGGCATCATCAGTCCACTAGTTGTTTTGGCATCGAGAACACTAAATTTTCCATCACCTGTAGGTACTATCATTTCTGCACCTTTTTCTCCCACAACAACTGGGTTAGTTATTTTTTTATCTTCAAATCCTTCAGCAGCATATTCTACAGGTCTCATCACTAAACCCTCACCTTGAGGTGTCTCTTGTCTTTCAGCACGCATGCCTGTCTGTTTTGCCTCTCTAGTTTCTTCAGATGATCTTACTGTTTCTCTAGTTTCAGCAACCCTAGATCTTGATGCTTTCTGTAAATTTTGCATCATATTAAATATCTGATTTTTATCTACTACATAATCTGGTTGAGGAGTATCTGTCAAACTTCTCTGTGTAGTCACTTCTGGTGATGCATCTAAAACATTAGTCGCTGGTGCCATAATACTTCTACCAACAGGTGTTGGTTGTATTAGACTTTTATCTAAATCTCTTTGACTAAATACTTTTTTTGGTGCTAATGTATCTACCATGTATACTCCTAGTTTAACAAAGGGTTGTTTTGTTTTGCTTTAAATTCTTCTAATTTTGCATCAAGAAACTCTATAGCTGCTTCATTTATTTTAGCATCTGCTTTCACAGCTTCTATTGCTTTAATAATAGTTTCTATCTTTTCATTTGTGCTGGACAAATCTACAGTTTCATTTACCACAAACTCTTTATTTTCTAATTGTGCTATGCGATTATTAAACTCACCCCATGCCATGAAGCCACCACCTATGGCTCCAATAACACCTAGTAGTGCTGCGTATGAGGACAGTTTACTGAACATTTCTTGCATTTATTAACTCCTTTAATTTTCTATATGCTTCATTTGTTTTTTGTTTTGCTTCATTTACTTTAATTTGATGTTGCACCACAGGATCTGTACCTGCTATATTTGCTTGTGCAACGTAAATAGGTTTACTATAACTATCTAAATTTGTTTGTAAGAAAAAGTTTTGGTTTCCTGATGGTAGTTGTCTCGTATCAAACAGTGCTGTGTTAGCATTAAAGTATGATGTCATATCAGGTTGTTGTGATATCATCTCTCTACTAACTAATTCATTTACCACAGTTAAAGTGACGTCAATCTGTTGTGTAACATCTTTTATCTTACTTTGTATTGCCTTTTCTATGGCTGCAACCTTTACGTCTAGGTCAACTTCAACACTCTCTGTAGGAGCATCTGGTTCTTCAGTCGGCTTTCCTTCAACAACTGCGACTTCAGTTGGCTCCTCGATTGTTTCTTCTTGTTCGGCAACACTTGCAGTCTCTTGCGGCTCATCTGCAACAGGCTCTTCGCTACTGGGTTGCTCTTCAATCTCATTTGCTACTTCTTCTTTTGGTTCTTCTTGAATAGTTTCTTCTTCAACCATGGCAATTTCTTCCATAGGTTCTGGATCAGCTTCAGGCTGAGGCTCTTCCATGGTAACTTCTTCAAAATATTCTTCAACTTCATCTATAAATTCCTCCTGCATTTCTTCTGTAAAGTTTTCTACAAACAGTTCCTCTGGAACTGCTTCGTATACTTCTTCTATTATTGGCATTTCTTCAAACATAGTGTCCTCTGGAATAAACAATTCCAATCCAGGCTCTTCGTAATAATCAGCTTCAAAGTAATCTTCTTCAAAAAAAAAGTCATCTATGGCTAGAATATCAAAGTCCTCTTCTACTACTATGTCATCTTCAAAAAAATCATCATTCCAATCATATTCTATTTCAATATATTCTGGAATAAATATATCTTCTGGTATTTCAAAGTCTTGTATTGTACTTTCAAAATTTTGTAGAGTATCTTGAACCTCTTGTATCTCTTCCTGACCAGGACAGGTTGGAGGATTCTTTTGCCAACAATACACAACACTTGTAGATGTTGTGCTTGATAGTGTGTTATACTCTACATTAACGTATGGGTCTCTTACATCAACACCTGCATGCCCACCGTTATAGTTTTTATTTCCTAATATATCAAAACTAAATCTAAGTGTTAGTGTTCCATGTTGATTCTCTGAATCTGGTGCTAACGTTAGTTGATTTGAATACGGATTAACTTGGTAATTATGGTTTGTTGTATCTACAAATGTCGTGCTTTGTGTGGTTGTATCAATACCATTTGTTGCAGTCTGCGTTAATGTAACTGTAGACTCAACAGGATTCCACCATCTTATCTGTGCACCAAAAGTAGACGTAAAACCAGCCTGTAGTTCTGGCAGTGTAAGATGATCTTCAGAGTTTATTGTTGTCTCTGCATACTTACCGTGCTTACCAGTCAACCAAGTAGATTCATTTATATCACTTGAGTCTGGAAACATAGTCCCAACCCAACTGCCATCATTAAACTGTTGAGATATTAAGTTGCCAGTTGTTACAGGATTACCTGTAGTTACAGTTGTAATAGTTGTGGTATCACCAACGTTAGGTGTATCTTCTAAGATTACATCTGTTGCTTTACTGACGGAGAATGTTAGTAGGCTCACCGTTGCTATCAAGTATATACTTGTCTTTAGCATCTATATCCTCCAATATTTCGTTGTCTACTTTCTCCATGTATCTCAAAGCCGATACATACTCTTCGTAATCTGGTCTTTGTTTATCATATTTTTTCCATTCATCTCTGGCTTCATCACCTATTTTACCTTGGAATGGACAAGGTGTGCCTGCATGTTCCATAGCTTGAAATACTCTACTATCTTGACAAAGTATGGATACAGCTGCAACTTTCATATTAAAATCATAAAGTAACTTAGATAACTTCATGCGTTCACAATTCATATCTCTTTTTGTAATACCAATGCTGCCACCTATCAGTGGTTTTTGTATACCAATACCTACACCAACTGTACATAAATCTTGCGACATTGCAGATATACCTGGAGCTGATGCTGATGGTACGGTTCTAGTATCTCCTGTATAACTATTGTTATTATTTGTCGTAGAGTTGTTTGTAGTTGTAGAAGATGATGATCCTGATTGATAGTTTGTTGTGCTTTCACTATGATACCCACCCGTGATCGCAGTATTTGTAGCAGACGATCCCGTTGTGGATTGTGTGTTAGTAGTGGCTCCAGCACCTGTAACATCTGCCATCGCAGATCCCATAAGTGATGAGAATATCCACAACATCAAGACAGTTATACCAACAGCTATTATAATATTTTTAGTCATATATCTTTTTAATTTTAAGTCGACCCATGTCTTCGTAGAGAGATGCCGTTACCTCCTTACATTGCATGTATATACCGTCCTGTTCTTCTCCTATATTTCTAGAGATAATACGTTTCTGCTTGAGACAGTCGCTAAGTCCGTCAGTTGGCACCATCTCAATTGTCGAACCGTTCTGTATCATTAGTATTGCAAAGACAACTTTAATGGTCTCCATTTTTTCTTTCCTCTAGATCTATCAATCTTTCTTCGTGGAACTGTATTACCATATCGTTCTTTAGTATCATTGGTATCTCTTCTTCCATCTGAGCTTTTAACTTATCTACGTTACCTGAAAGATATTCAACCAACATGTAGAGTTCTTGGACTTGTGGACTGACCATATCGCCTTTGGGGACACCGTCAATAAAGTTATTAGCAGCTTCTAAATCTTTTTCCATAAGCTGTATTTTTGTTTCTATAGTATTTAACCTTTCTTGGATAGAGAAAAAGCTCATTGTGCCTACGGCAACCGCTGCGAGGATGGCGAGTAAGTTACGAGCAGGGAGTGAGATTTGTGTTGCGTCCGATATCTTCATACTTCTTCTAACTTCACATATCTATTTTCACAATAAAAAGCAAATGTCTTTAGTTTTTTACCATCAACTTCTTTATGTATGTTAAATAGTTCATCTATCATTTCTACTTTATTTTCCCAAGTATACTCTATACAATCAATCTTAGTATCAAAAGATTTTATCAAGTAGTCTGTCATTACTGGTCTGTCTACATCATGGTAGACTAGCATGGCTGTGATAACCCAGATCATTTCTTAACTAGGCTTCCTCCAAAGTATAAACCTATGATAGCAGATACTAAGTTAGTATCTAATGGTGTAATTACTATACCTTTGTGTGCCATAGGAACCCACTGCATTACATCTTTACCCTCAAAGAATAAGAATCCAGGTTTCCACTCTGTGTACCCCACAATAACGTGAGCATCAGGACTAACGAGTGGTAAAATTTTTGGTAAAACTACAATGGCAAACACAGCAGTTAATGCTATGATTCTTCTTGTCCACTGAAATCCTACGTTTTCATACTCTCTAGCTTCTTTAAAAGCAGCTGTTTGTACTTCAGCTCTTTGAAGTAACATCTTTTGTTCAGCTTGTTTAGCCTTTATATTTTGTGACCATATGCTCATAATACCACCAAGTACGGTAGACCCTAGCATAGTTATCATTTCAAACGGCATATATATCTCCTCTATTTTGAACCTGGCGGATTTGCCAGTATAATATTATTGTTATGTAAAACTGATTTTATAAAGTCATCTCTACTCATATTGTGCCTTTCACCAAAAGCCTTGAATCTACTTAGCACAGTATTACTTTGAGTCTCCATTCTGTTTACAACTTTTTCTAAAAATTGTTCTTGATCATATCCTAAATCCATAGCAGATTCAGTGTAGAACATTATGTTATCATACAGACCGTCATAACCATCTGATGCGGCAGCTGTTACTAAAGCATCAATCTTATCTCTGTGGTTCATACTAATTTTTGTACTTTGCCATATACTTTTTAGTATGATTGATTCTTCAAATGATCTACCTCCCAAGTATCTTTTCCAAAATCCTCCTATATCTCTTTCTATTTGACCTCTCATTTTTTTGTAAGGATTGGCTACAATATATCTTCCTTCTTTAAATTCAAAAAATCTACCACGCTCTTCTGTTATTTTTTTTGGAACTTGTGTCTTTCTTTCAAATCCTGGAAGCACAGAGAACATAGCCTCATTTGATACACCAGCAAATCTTCTTTCAACTTCTGCTAATAAAACAGGAGGTAAAGTTGCTTTGAAAAATTTGTACATATCAACGTCACTGTATGTACCTGTTGCTGCTTTTGTAAATATATTAAAAGTATTACCTATAACACCTTCATTTGTTTTTGATGTCATACCAAATAAAAAGTCTAGTGTTGGTAAACTGAATATATCACCAGGCCCAAGACCTGGAGCAGCTAGTGTTGAAGATACATCAGAGTTTACTAGAGCAGATGGAACTCCAAATTTTTGCTCTAGTGGTATGTCTAATTTTAAAATTGTTTCTGTATATTCTGGTATTCTGTATTGTCCAGGGTCTTTAACACCAGCAGCTTTTAATCCTGTTTGCACTGCACTGTTCATCTGTCTTAATAAAAAATCAATTTGATTAACTGCCATAACTCCAAACAGTCCAGCTGTCATTACCATACTAACTGCGTGCATTAGTAAAGGACTAGCAGCTTCAAATGATTTAGGGTTTTTAGCCCATGTTCTAGCATATTGTGCAACCTGCCCAAAGTAGTTATGTTGGAATGTTTTAAATAAACCAAACAAAGACCCAATAGTTCCTAATCCTTGGTGCGTATACATGGCTGGTCTATTTGTAAAGTTATATTCAACCATCATGTTATCTGTCATCCACTTTGCAGTATTGAACATATTTTGTTTACCATTAGCTACATCATATTTACCACTCTTTAAGAAAGAGTAGTTCATAGCTAGTGCAGTTAATCTACTATGTCTCTCTGCTATCTCTGATAATCTTTTACCAGTAGCTCTCTCAAAAATTCTATTAACTTGAGCCTCAGTAACAGTGGTTATTCTTTCACCAGTTCGTGCATCTAAACCAAATTCTTTTAAAAATTTAGTATCAATTGTTCCGCTTTTAAGTGCATCAACTACTAACTCTCTAAATTCTTTTGTAGGTTTAAACGGAAGATAAGATCCTTCAACTACAGCTTTACCTATATCTCCTTTGATACCATACTCTACTTTCATAAATTGTAATCTTTGGACACCCATTTGATATGGCTGTACAATTTGAGAATATAAGAATCTTGGGTTAAAAAATAATAACGCCTTATGTAAAGTAAAAGAGTTAGCAACTTGTATTGCCTTTTGAAAAGTAGCAGGACTTCCAAACTTTTTAAATATTGCAGAGTCTGCTATTGTTTCAATAAGTTTATCTCCTTTTTTAGCAAGAAAACTAGAATCTCTACCAAATGCATTGTCAACATATTTTCTAGCAAATGCTACTTGCTGTGGTATCAAATCATTAAATTTACTTCTACCAGAAACTACAGGATCTACTTGTGCTCTAAATCGTATAGCCTCTGCACCTCTTATAGCACCATCAACATATCCTATATACGCTTCAGTAAAATCTTCTACGTTTCTACGTCCCTCTTTACCTGTGCCTACATAGCCACCAACATCTGTTCTTGCAACTTTTCTAGCACCAAAACCTCTTGTAGCATTGTACTCAGCCTGTGATTCTTTTAATAATGTTGCAATCTCTGGATTTTTTGTATCCCAAAGTCTTATAGCCTCATCAAAAGATAAATTTGTATTTTCTCTTCTATTACCAACAGTTAAATCAGATTTTAATTCGTAACTAACTTCATAGTTTTTATACTCAGGATTCTTTTTTATAAAAGTATCAAATACACCATATACTTCTTTTTCATTTCTACCAGCTATAGCGTGTACTAATTTACCCTCTTTACCAGGCTCTTTAATATACAGTCTGTGTCTACCAATCCAAACTCTAGGAAAATAGTTAGGTCTTTCTGGTATAATAGTTGCACCAACTTCTGGATTTTCTTTTACAGCTCTGTTGTGATATACTCTAGCTTCAGCAAGTCCTCTATCTAAATTTTTAAGTATACCAACTTCATCTTTAGATAATTTAAATAACGCTGCCATCTCTTCATATCTCATTTGATATTTAAAAGAACCATCATCTCTTTTGGATAGTAATAGTTTTTCTACTTTTTCTTTACTAGCTTTTTTACCACCTGCAGCTAATTGTGCTCTTTTTTGCATGACAACTTCACGTTGAACCATGGCATTAATTATTCTGTTGGCAGACTCAACACCTTCTTTTTTACCTTTAACTTTTAGTAATTGTTCAAACTGAGTCCAGGCACCATCTTTACTTTTAAATGTCTGTATCTTACCAACAATATTACCAAGATTATACAGTACGCCACCTTGAAATACACCAGGGTTCTCTTCAATAAATTTAGTTTTATCTGGTTTAAAACTTGGGTCTATTAGTCGTTTGTATAGTATATCATCTTTACCTGCTTCAATAGCACG